TCTAGACCAGAATAATTCCACATCTGTATTAGCATTACCTGGTGTGTCGTACCACATTCTGTTCACAGCTAAACCGTAATATGGAAGTGTTGTGTTTGCAGAACCGCCTTGTGAGTTAGCTACAAGAAAACCATTCGTTGCTAAAGCACCAGAGAGTGTGTTAGCTGTAATTCTTGATGTGTTCGATTCTTGTCCAGTGCCATCAAATCTAGCTGTCAGTTTAATAACAGCATGTTGTGTGTCATCTTTTAATACGTTAATTCCATATACATTTGCCATTTTTATTCCTTAGAAAACTTAGCGATAGTTTGAAAATGTTTTGCTGAAGCCTCAAGCATATCTAACATTTTTGCTTTGTTCGCTTCGTTGATTTTTTTATATAAATCCATCATATGTTTTGCCATCTGTGGAGTTACTTCAGAAGTAGAACCATCGAGGTGTTCTACCACAATATTTTGTTTGCTTTCGTTAACTTGCTTGACTTTATCAAACACAGTTTCTTCACTAGCGGAAGACCACGCCATATCTTCATATGGAACGGTAACATACTTGTTAATTTTATCCACATAATAAAGAGCGACACGTTGACCATTTGGAAACTGTCGAACAGATTTTCTACGCATAATCAACACTGCTGGTGGATCAAGTTCTCTGGATAGTGACGTTTTACCTTCCATCATTGGATTAGAAGTTGCCACCAATGCACAGTTATCTTTTAACTTCGATAGAACTGGATCATGTGCATTGATCTCTTGACCAGCCGCATGTAATCTCTGTACATCATTAAACTTCTCCACAATAGGAGCAAGGTATTCTGGATGATGTGCGTGAAACATAATGTGTGCCGCATAGTCACCAAGATCAACCGTACCACGTTTTTGAATGTCTAAATGATGGTGTAATTCTGCCGGCGAGAGTACACCATCTCCGTTTTCATCAGGAGAACCTTCTTCTATAATCTCTTTATGAAGAAAATCTTTTAGACTTTTCATTCTTCTTCTTGTTCTTGTGAATCGTATTGATTTACTAAATTTTGTGCCAATTGTTGTTTACGTTGCTCAATTGCATCAAAGATTTTATCGTTGATTTCATTGTACAAAGCATCACGCATTTTTACCGCATCATCTTGAAATGCATAATCTACTACTGTTCTAATATTATCCATTTTATTTCTCCATTAAACAAAAATTATTTATAACACTCTTTGAAGCATACGCATCGAAGGAGTGTAGTCATTATTCAAACTAAGATCACCTTTAACTGGTGCGCTATCTTGTGCTGGAGCAGGTGTTCCGCCTGCATCACCACCAGCAGGTGCGGCCACTGGTGCACCACCTGCACCATCAGGATTCATTAACTCTTGTTGACCTTGCTGTGCAATCTGCATTGGATCCATAATTAGACCGGCAGCCTTTTCGGCATCAATCTGTTTACGCATCTCTTTCATGTCATCGTCTGTTAGACGTAGAACATTACGTTGGATCCATTCCATTGAGTAGTAACGACCAACATATGGATCAACTGAGCCAAGTAGAGATAGACGTTCACGTACCAATTCTGCTTCTGAAAGCTCGGCAAAATTATTGTCTTTTATGAAGTCGAAGTAAATGTATTCTTTGAATTCATTGTATTCATCATCGGTACAAATACCTTTTAGTACACATTGTACACGGAGTGCTTGTGAGAAGATTTCAGAAAACTTCTGACGTTGACGATCAACGAACTTAGAGAACTTAACTTCATCACGGGTGATCTCACCAACACGTCCTAGAGAGAATCCAGACTGATTTGGGTCAAGTCTAGACACTGGCACGTTGAGTGACTTGTATAGTTTCTTTTCGAAATACTTAACGTCTTCTAGTTCACCAAGATTCTGACCACCTGGTAGTGTGGTAATCTCTGTACCTTTACCACCTTCACGGCGAGGTAACCAGAAATCTTCCATCATAGAAAGGAATTTACGATCATCACGTACTTCACCAGTCTGTGCATCATACACCAACTTGTTTTTGTACTTGACCATAATGTCACGGAGATATTGTTCCGCTTTTAACTTTGGTAGATTACCAACGTCAATGTAGAAAATTCTACGTTCTGGAGCACGTGAGATGCGGTAAATAACCGTAGCATCTTCAATCATGCGGAGTTGATTCAGAGGTTTAATTGCTTTGTGTAGATAAGACAGAACAACTGCTCTACGAGAATCCATTAGACCAGAATTAACATTAATGATAGCATCTTTAGCAATACGTGTACCAACTGGTCCGTAGCTAGAAGATGTTCCTGAAACCACCTTATCATTATAGATGTAGTATTCATTAACTGTTTGAACAACGTCAACTGAAGTTCCAGTATCTTTGTCTTTTTTAATCTCACGCACTTTACGAATCTTGCGTGGATCGATATATCTGAGTGCTTTGATACCCTCTGTTGGGTTCTTTTCGTCTAGAATAATGTGGTAGAAAATTCTACCATCAATATAAAATCTACGGAAAGTATCCGTAGACATGTTTTGGTAATTCATTAGGTGAAGAACGGTTGTAAACTCTTCTTCGATGGCTTTTTTAATTTTTTCTGGTTGCTTCAAATCGTCCATAACGATACGTACTGATTTACCGTTATCGTTCTGAACAATTGCTTCATTAACGATATCATCAATAGCAGATTCAATCTCTGGTTGCATTGCCATTTCACGGTAGCGAGAAATTAATTCAACCTCATTTTTTGCTGTGCCATCTAAATCAACATATGTACCGTAATAAGCGGCAGACGAAATGGTTAAAGCCCCATCTTCGTTAGAAGGTGGAGCAAAGGTCTTCTCTGACTGCTGTTCAATGTCAGCCTTTTGTCGAGAAATCTGAAAGCCGAATAAACTTAGTGCCATATTTTTAAATCCATTTCAAATAAACATAATAAGGGGGAAATATTCCCCCTCTACAAAATTAGGAAGTAGTATCAGACTCCCACCATTGATATGCTAGAGTTGCAGTGAATTCTTCGATAGAATCATTTGCACCCCAGTCTAAGTCAATTGGTGTTAGGTCAACAGGGAAAGCACCAACAAATTTATATGATTTGATGATGTTGCCTGCTTTATCATATTGGTCTACTTTAGCATCAACTGAATAACCTGTTGGTGTTACGGCAGAACCATTACGCACGTTAGCGCCATGAGAATTGATACCGTTCATCCAAGATTCAAAGGCTTTACGCACTTTGAAGTTTTCATCGTTGATGATTGTGATTGTCCAGTCAGCAAAGTTTCTATTTCCAGCAAACTTCAACTCACGACCGAAGTAATATAATGGTACAGTACCAACAGTTGAACCTGGTAATTGTGCAGTCTTACACAGGAATGTTAGTGCTTGTCCAGAATTTACTGAATCGTTAGTATAAGTTGGGAAAGTCATTGTGACTTGGAACAGGTTGGGACGAGCACCATCTCCAATGAGATTTGCACGAAACTCTGTTACGTTGAAAGCCATTTGTTTCTCCTATTTCTTATTATTTATTAAGCGCCACCAACGATTTCACTGAATTGTACACCAGAGCGAACTGCGATGAAATTCAATTGAATATAGTTGATTGAACGTGCTGGCTTAATATAAATGTCACCAACAAATCTGTTGCCATCAATAACTGCTTGTGTATTATTTGTTGAGTCACAAACAACACGGTAGTCATAGATGCCACGGCGACCTTTAATATCACGCAAGAAAGGTTCTACTAGAGCAACGAATTGAGCACGTGTAAATTCATCGTTGAGTTCAAACAATGAGAATTTAGATGCATTTGAAATTGCTTTTTCGAGAACAATAAACAGACGGCGGACATTAATTCTGCTGAATGCTGATGGTTGTGTTGTAAGTGTTTTGTCACCGAACAACAATGTACCTTGACCAGGTAATGAAATAACTGGGTTAACAGCGGCAGAATAAATCGTGTCACGTTGTGCTTGGTTTGGATTCCATGCCAATTTAACAACGTTCTTAACTGCGCCACGTGAATAACCAGCTGGTGAGAACCATGGGTCTGTGTTGTCATCTGTACGAACACATAGACCAGCCATGTCACCGTTCAATGGAATCCAACGATAAATGTTATTGTATTTGTCGTATTGGTATTTCCAACCAGAATCTGCGAAAGCGTAATTTGTGCTAGTTAATGAAGCGGCCCAAGCGGCAACAGCAGTAGTAGCGGCAGAAGCAGATTGACCAACAACTTGACCTTGTAGTGGAGATACGAAAGCAACGCAATCCATACGTGTTTTAGCAATGTTAGTTGCATAGTTTTGTGTTGTTGTATCTAAACCGTCACCAGTAACAATCAGAGAAATATCGATTTCGTCTTTGTTAGAGAACAGATCAAGACCTGTTTGAACGTTTGCGGCTACAGCGGCAGAAGATGCACCACCTACCATGCTTGAAGTAGTTG